TTTGCGCCTGCCGCCGCGCCTACTCCTCCTTTAGCCAAGCCTTCTGCTACATCAGGTGAAACACCTTTCTCTTCTAGCATTGCTTGAATAATAGCAGCAAGAGCGATTTCTGCCTTTGTTGCTCTAGCCATATTAATCACTGTTGGCTAAGAGCAAGTGCTACGCTGTTTGCTTGTGTTGCTGCTTCTAGTGTGCATTCCATAACATATGCAACTTTTACGTTACCAGATGTTAAAGTTCCGTTTTGGTCAACTGCTAGGAATAAAGAATCTACACCAACTAGATATCCATTAGTGAACATTTGAGGTGCTACATCAAAGTCATGTGTAGCAAAGCCAGTTGAGAAATCTGCTGCAGCACTTCCATCCTCAGCAGTTTGTGCATTAAATAAAGCCATAGAACCGCTAGATACTAATGATTTATCGTCTGCTGTTACTATGGTAGTTTGTGATTGTGTAGTAAGTTGGTGACAAATTTTCAAAGCACTTGCTCCAGATATTGCGTCAACTGCTGCATCTGCATCTGTTATTTGACAAGATATGTTGTGAATTCTTAGTAGAGTAGACTTGCTAACTCCTAAATTTACAAATGAACCTAGGTCAATTTCTGACTGGACATATGTACTTCCGTTCGATGTTACTATTCCTCTGATAAAAAATGAATCACTTTTAGCCATGCCTTTCCGATGTAGGCGAGGTTTATGAGCATTACCGACTAAATCCTTTGGCCGAAGGCCCAAATCTTATATGAAAACCATACTACCGCTCATTATTAGTGGCCACTGTACTGCCGTTTAATAATAATAATTTGCTAAAAACTAGCGAACGCTTGTATCTTTTAGCGGTATATATATGCTTTTTTTTAGGTTTAAACGGAAGTGTATATATATAATACCCTCTTTCGGTAGTAATATGAGAGACAAAGCCCCTGAAGGATATGGAACTACGACAGTATTCTGTCTAAAATGTGAACAAACAAGTAAAATGTATGGTTGGTTACCAACAGCAAGACAAATATGGTATCTAAACGAAGGATTAGAATGCTGTAATCAACAAACAGAGATTATAGAACAGATAGAGAAGGAGGAATAATATGGATTATGTCTTAAAATGTCCTAAATGTTACCATGAAATGCGATACAAGCCTTATATTCATGACCTAGGTAAAGTAAAAAGAAGATGGGTTTGTTACGATTGTGGTGGTGTGTTCCATGAGTAGAAAGAATAAAACTAAACTAGTTAGTTTAGATGATGAATGTTGGAGAATATTACAAGTAGAATCTAAACCAAGAATGCAGTCTGTCTATGTAAGGAATGCGATTAGACATTATTATAGATGGAGGCAATCTCCAGAGATAGCGACATATCTAGAAGTAGAACAACAAGAGGTCATAAAAGATGTCTTAGACCAAAGAGATGAAGCGATAATGAAAATAAAAGGACTGGAGAAACGTCTGGAGCAACACATAGAGAAGGAGAAACCTCGATTAAACAAATGGTGGCACTTTTTCTATGTAGGATTTAGATAATTAAACTGTTCCATTCATCCAAAGAGCAGATAAAACCGCAACAAGTCCAAGCATTACTTTCCATATAGGATGCTTTGGGTCTGCTAATGTTTTTTCAACATCATCATTCAAAGAATATCACCTTGCGCTCTATCTCTTGCCATAGTTAGTGCGCCTCTTGCTTCTGTAATATCATACTTTTCCATAGTAATTAGATAATTTACATTAACACCAGCAGAAGTTGACCTTGCATATACATATAAATCTTCAACAACTAAGTTGTCCATATCTATAATTGAGTCTCCAAATCCTAAACCACCATCGCCTGATCCTGCGGAAGTTGCCCAAGCAATTTGATTGTCATCATCTGCTCTAAAAAAAGAAGCCGCACTAGTTGAACCATCGGGATTCTTAGATAGTTTACCAATAACATCGGGATTAGATGAACCGGAATAATCTGATGACCAAACTTTGAAACTAGTTATTCTGTATGCAGTATCAAATCTTCCGTCAAACAAATGTACGAGTTGTGGAGCGCCTGCTATTGTTTCTGATTCTGTAACTATACCTCTTGCTGTGTATGATGCTATTTTCTTCATTTCTTCTTCACCTTCTTTCCTGCAGGCGTTTTCTTAAATGCTTTAGACATAGCCTTCATATTGATTTGTCCTTTTCTTGGGCCTGATTTATACTTGTATTTATTTTTCTTGGCCTTTACAAATTTCTGCCATCCGTTTAACGCTCTCTTTGCTTCAACTTTAGTTTGGCGTTCTGCTTTATTGACAATTCTATTTGCGCCTGCCGCCGCGCCTACTCCTCCTTTAGCCAAGCCTTCTGCTACATCAGGTGAAACACCTTTCTCTTCTAGCATTGCTTGAATAATAGCAGCAAGAGCGATTTCTGCCTTTGTTGCT